GCTTGCAAGTGTAGCGACCTGATTCGCGGTGTTGACTATGCCGTATTCGATGCTGCCGTGAACATGGGCGGCGGCAGGGCGGCAAAGCTGCTACAAGCGGCGCTAGGTGTGAAGGCAGACGGTATCATCGGCAGGGCCACGATCGCTGCTGCGACCGCTGCCGATCCCGTCGAGCTACTGGAAGCCTTCAGCTTGGGTAAGGAAGCGTTTTACCAATCCCTTCCGACGTTTGGTGTGTTCGGCAAGGGCTGGCTTAACAGAGTGGCGCATGTCCAAGATGCGGCAGAGGGCATGATGGGTTAGGTGTTCTTTTCCCGCAGCTTGGTTTCAATGTCTTTAATTTGGTCGTTCATTTCACGCCTTCAAACAAAATAAAATAAACAACACGCCTACAAAAAATCCTAATACGAACATGATTGTTTCAGTCATGGCACTAGCTCTCCCATCTGTTCACAAATGACAGTCATCATTCACCCTTTCTGATTGCCGCGTCGATTGCGGCGTTAAACTTTTCGTCGGGGAAACCCCAAATGGAATGAACATAACGATACCGTTCAGCATCCTTCCGCAGTTCTTTTATTATTTCAAAGTAGTCACCCTTCATGCCATCAAGAGCTTGCTCAACTGCATACGCAAATTTTCTCCTGTCGTTCAGTTCTTCTCTTGCCTCGGCAAGTTCGCGCTCAAGCTGTCGGGCGTGCTCAGTAAGCGCCATGCAGTCAAGATGATCTGATGCCGATCCCTCGCAAGCATCTGTTCTTGGTGTGTCGCTCATTTCGTCCTCGCCGGTAATCGCAGACAACGGGTATGTCACTGTGTTTTTCGTGTCGCTCATTTCCCGCACTCCTTCACTGTGTAATGCCCCATTTGCTTCATGCGTATTAGACAATCAACCGCTTCATTGCCCCATGCCGCAAGTAGCGAGCCACACCCTGCGCCGCCGCCTTTTGTAGCGTTTGTTGCATCAACGAATTGCACCCGCCCCTTTAGAAACAACAACGCGTCAGCCTTTGCCACGTAATTGTGAAACCATACGCAATCAGTGCGGGCAAACACTAACGCAACGCCGTTGGCGTGTTGGTGCATCTTCTGCATCCATTTTCCGGTGTATTTACCATACGGCGGGTTGCACCACACCATCCCGCCCCACGGTTGCAATAGCCCATCGTCCTCAATCGTGTAGTGTTTAGCGGCTGGTATCCACGGCACGCCACCTTTTGGCGAACAAGGGTCAAGCGCAAATTTGGCTTCCATCTGGTCAAACACCCATTTGGGAGTCCACCAATCAACGGTTACGTTGTTTTTGTCGTCATGCGTGAAACCCATTTTTTTAATCTTGCTCATTTCCCGCCCTCCTTCGTTGCCGCGTCGATTACGTCATCAAGTTCGTTACCGGCAAGCCACGCCCTTTGTTGCCTGCCATCGCGATTCACCAATTCGTATACGCCGATTTGTACGTTGTATGAGTTATCCCGTAGCCACCGATACCTCTCCGCATCCTTCTTTGCCTCGGCAAGTTCGCGCTCAAGCTGACGAGCAAATTCTTCTGGAACATACCCGCTACAATAGTAATCATCAGTCCGTTCGGCATCCGTTCTTGGTGTGTCGCTCATCGCATCACCAGCACTGTGCAGATAATGACCAACACAACAACAACAAGACCGATCCGGCCGCAGTCGGCAAAGCCTTCGGAATATCCCTCATCGTAATCACCCATAAATCCTCCGTTCTCTGATTGCAATAAATGACACGCTCTTGCGATCAAGGCACGACTTGCACTTCCATATCCTGCGCGTGCCTTTTGTGATTTTGACCAGCTTGTAGCCAGCCTCCCGTCGGCAAGATTGGCAGACTGGGGCGATCATTTCCGCACCTGCTTGATGGCTGGCACGCCTTGCACCTGCTGCTTGTAGCGCCTGATCGTGGCGCCCACATCGGTTTTTGCTACGTTGGTCGGGATAAAAGGAAACTCAATGATGTAGATTTTGCGCTCGCGCAGGTAGGCTATGGCGGCTTCCAGTTTATCGTTCATGATTTCCTCTCATTCCAGCGTTTGATGGCAACCTCGAGGGGCTGGTCAGTATCGTGGTGCGGGCCGATCACTTGGCATTCCTCGCAGCAGATCGCAATCACGTTGGGTTTAACCTCGTCGACCAGGACATCCTCATTACCGCAGAATGGGCAAGCTGCAATAACGATCTGGCGTTTCTGGCGCTGCTCGCGGGCTGTTTCCCAGCGGTCGAGATCCTGACTGAATTGGCGCTCGAGCTCATCAAATGCGTTGCTGCTCATTTCGTCACCTTTTTGGCTTTTGTCGGTTTGTCGGCTTTTTCCCACGGCAGATCGTCGACCAGATCCGCAAAGTGGTCAACCGGCGCGGCTGTCGTAATGTCGCAGTCAAACTCCGTCTTGATGCTGGTCAAAGCAAAATCGCCCAGCAGTGACTTGTCGGCTAGGTTGGTTATGTCCTGGCTGGTGTAGGTCGGCTGCTGGAACTCGGTGCCGGTAATCTTGTTGCGGTAGGTCAGCAAGTTATTGCTGGTCGCATCCATCAATTCCGCAAACCGGCCGAGCAATGTCGGAATGTGGCGGTGCTCACCACAACCTGCACGCTGCGCTGATACATCCATATCAGGTTTGCCTTGTGCACACGACCAGCGGGCCTCTCCGTCAGTCTCAGGGGTCGAATGGGCGCAGGTTCGGCAGCTCACCGCGGGTGCTTCTGTGCCGTAACATTGATCTTTAAACCGGCAGAATTTGCAGGTGAAGTTTGTCGCATCGTCGGCCAGCGTGACCGCGGGCTCGGGGCTTGTGATGATGCGCTCGGCTCGCTGGATGGCCTGGTCAAACGCATCTTTGTCGAATTCGATGCGCTCGGCGTGGATCTCGTCGGTGTCTTTGTTGACCATCAGATACATGGCGCGGGTAAGTTTTGCCCAACTCATGTAAACTTGCATCTGCACCCAGTGCTGCGGTTTGGCCTCCTTTACGCCTTTTTTGACCATTGCAGAAAACGACTTAGCGTTTGCGGTCTTGAACTCGAGCAAATGTGGTGTCTTGGGCGCTTCCGGCAAGCCCAGCCCAACACCGTCTAGGCTGCCTGCAAAGTGGCCGCCAACAGCCTTGTAACGCCACTGGTTGCCATCTGCGTCTTTATCCCACACTTCTACGCCGATCGCACGCAGGTCGGCAATCAGGCGCGGTTCCTGGTGGTTGCCGGTGTCAAACAAACGCAGCATCCGGCCATCGAAGTCGGCCGGTTTCGCCCAGCGGAATGACAACCACAGATAGCGATCACACGGGTGGCCAATCTCACTGGCGCCTAAGTGCGGGCGCCCCTGCCGGTCGGCGGTCTGTTCGTAATGCCGAAATATTGCGGTGCGGGTGCTGTTCTGCGGTTCTGGTAGTTCTGCCATATATCCTCCGTAACGCCGGGGCGTTGCCGCCCCAGCTTGTGATTACTTTTTTGCCCAGGGCGTGGCTGCCGCAACCTTGCCGGTCGCAAAACCTGCCGGTGCTGCCGCTTTAGCTTTAAGCGCCGGTGCGCCTGTGGCAGTGCTGTAACCCTTAATGCGGTTGGTCATCTGGCCTGACTGCGGGTTCAGCTCTTGCACCACGTCCACCGTGAGGGGGATATTGTGCAATTCCTCGCTGTCGCCGGGTTCCATGATGCCGACACAGTGACAGATAGCGCTCAACTCGCGCTCGGCAATCTGGACCGCGGTCGCGTTGGGGTTGACCAGATTTAACCTGGTCCAGAGTTTCCGACCGGAATGCTTGGTGTCGCCGATGACTTCCATCGTCAACATCAAGTAGGCTCCGGTGCCTGCTTTGGTTTCCTTCATCTCGCTGTCGGTGATTATTACCTCGTAGCGGCCAGCGGGCAGGGCGTCGAAAGACTGTTGCGGCTCGATGTTTGCGGCGTTGAAATTAAGTGAGGCCATGATTATTTTCCTTTGGTTTTGGTTGTTGTTTCGGTTGTGGTCGTCATTGCGTCTGCCAGTGCTGACCAGTCCAACGGCAGTGAATCAGGTAGGCTGTAGCGGTTCTTTGCAAGGTAGGCCGGTTTCTCGCTGGTGTAGAGCAGGCGCTCGCCGGTGCTGATGCCGCGGCTCACCTTGTTGTTGAAGCCCACATCTGACGATTTGACGATCGTCTTATAATTGGCAAATCCCACTACATCGCACCATTCCTGCACCAGGGCGCTGCTGCGGGCTTGCAGCTTGGGTTGATACCTTTCGTAAGGCTCGACTTCTGGCGAGTCAAAACGCTTGATCTCGCAGTGCGCCAGCAGGATGGACGCCATGCCTTTGACACGCAGGGCGGTCAGATCGTCTAACACTTTGCGCCAAAGATCCGCAGCGATCACGGCGCCTTTGCCGTAAGCCAGATCTTTTGCATCATACTGGCCGTTGATCTGTTCCCAAATCAGATTGTCAAGCCAGTCCAAGCTGTCGATGACAACGGTCTGGAAATCGTGCTCGCCTTGCAGAGCTTTTAAGGATTCCTGAACATCTGAAAACTTGGTCGCTAGCGGGAAATGATCCGCTTCAAGGCGCCCGAGGCCATCTTCAGTTAGGATGAATATC